GCAGGCGCTTTAGTCATCATGTGATATGCTTCATCTTTTACTTTTTTCTTTTCATCGTTATGTTTTTCATCTTTGTGCATATCAGAAGCTTCATCGATTGTTTCTTCTTCGTCTGATTCTTCTTCTTCACCTACAAGTTTTTTACCTGCTTCCGGATCAGCTGAAGCAGCTGAGGGTTTAGTTGTTGGCGAATGTATCATTTTAAAACCACTGGTCGCTTTAGCAGTATCAACTTTATACTTGCCGTAAATATCACCGCCCGGTTTATTGTCGTCTAAATCTTGTTTTGGACCACCAAGGTCTGTGACCTCTGCGTCCACTTTGTGCATTGGTTCAGCTGGTACGGGTTGCTTGCGTGTTGCAAGAACTTCAGCAGCTGCTTCCATGAGTTTATTTGTTGCCATTAGGAATCTCCTTATGATTTCTTATTTATAAAATTAAAGTTTTCTGAGGTAATTTTCAAATAATTTTAAGGCCACCTCTTCAATTTCTTTTGAAGATGCCTTACGAATTTGTGTTTTTGCAAGGTCAAAGTCAGTTTCTACAAATTTACCTTCAATAAACATCCATTCTTTATTTTCCATGATGCCATTTACAAACGCACCCGGTGCTGATGGATCCGCAACAATGTCTGCCGCTGTTGCTAATTTGAGGTCATCTTGGACTAGGCTATAACCGTCTTTAGTTGTAACTACTGAACCAAGAGCTCTTGAAGATACACCAATACTTACATCGTTATCAATAAAGTTTTTGACAATTTGACCATATGGTGTTTCAAGGATTAAAGCCTTACCATAGAATGTATTACCATCTTCAGATAGTGATACAATTTTATGGGATACCCTTTCAAGATTGATTGTTGGTGTGTCAGGATGACCTAACTCACCTAATGCACGATTCGTTTTAATATATTCTTCATTGTAACGGTTGACTTCTTTTCGAAGAGTATCCATTTTATACATGCGATTGTTACGATTGACTGTATCGCCAACAAGAAATGTACCTTCAATGAAAAGATGCTTTTTACCGTTTTCTGAAGCCTCTGTAACATACTTTACATTTTCTACGGTTTCTCTAATAAGTTTCATGTTAGAATCCTGTTAATGCTGTTGCATAAGTTGCTTCTTTAGATACTTCTAATACTACTGTACCGCCGGTATTAATTGTAATTACAATAGATGAGGTATTATTATTTGCAATTGAATAACCATACTCATCAAGACGCATTTCGCCCGTATTGTGTAAAGAAACAATTGGAACAGAACTTCTGACAATTTGAATATTGCCGTTTGTTGACCAATTTATTCTTTTAATGCTTGCGGATGTTACAGTTTCATTAGCACTCGCTGATAAGTTAGCTAAAGCAACTGTAGTTGTACCTGTTCCTTCAATACGAATAATTGAAGGACTTCTTATAGAGTTAATTAATTCAAATGGCATTTTATTTTAGTCCTAATCCGGCTCTTCTTCGCATAGACATTTTTCGTTTTAATAATGTTCTACGAAGTTTAGCTCTTCTAGTTGTTTTCCATGACCGTTTTAATAAACGGGCTTTTTTAAGTCTTGTTGTTGCTGGTATTCGTCTAACTGTATTACCAGAAATACGATAACCTTTTATACCTGAACGTCTTCTGTTTTTTTGAACAATAATTCGTCCTTTAGCGTTTCTTCTTATTCTACGGCGAATCTTATTGATTCTTCCCATTCTAATAATATTAACATTACGTCTAGCAACTTCTTCAAGGTTTTCTACTTTTTCAAATCTATCTTCAGCTACATATCGTTTAGCACTTTTTATACGATCTGCGATCATTTCATCAAGACGATCAAATAATATTTTTTTTGCTTCGTCTAATTTATTTTGTAATATTAAATCAACAAAATTTAACACTACATTCTCTTTTGTGAAAATTCTGCCGCTTTTTGTAAATGTTGACGTGATTTATTAATCATGTCTTCAAACTTCTTTTTATTCTCATCATTCAATTTTTTATGAACATTAAGAATTGCATGAGCAGTTTGCACATCAACTTTACTTGAAGTTCCATCATTATGTTTAATCGCACCAAGTTGGTGATTATCTTTAATCTTTTGCAACTGTGTTATGTTGTTTTCATTAATAGTATTTATACCGTTTTTTAAATTTTCCGCCTGTATATTAGAGTCAACACCAGGACCATAAGGAACACTAAAATATTTGTTAATTTTGTTGTTAAAATAAAGAGCAATTTTTTGACCATTTGGATATAAACGAATGGCTTTTCTCTTTAATACTAATACAAAAGGTGGATCACTTGAATCTAATGCCTCATTAATTTCTTCATATTCCTCACGAACTGTTTGCCTTGTTTTTTGAAATAGTTGCTTACTTGTAATTAAATCAGCCATTTTTAAAAAAAGCATTTGCATCAATGCTCGGTCAGTTGGGTTAAAAGTTGGTTTTTCTTCACCCATTTTATTTAAAACACGATGAATTCTTTGTATTTGAGACCTGTTTGCTAATCCAGCTCGTACCAACGCATCAAATTTGGAGTAATCTTGTTTCTCCTCTTCTATTAAAAGTCTAAACTGTTCTAAAGATTTCATTTTGCCATTACTTTAGCAGGAATTAATCCTGAAGCATCAAATTCTTCTTGTGTTATAAGCTCATCTTTCATTGGTGTATCGGCAGTATCTTGCACTTCAATATCACTCATTTGAACACCATTGACTTCATTTGCATCTAAAACTTCAATATCTTGATCTTCATTCTGATCTTGTTCTATACCACCAAAAGATGATTTAGCAATTTCAATTTTACGATTTTCAAGTGCATTAAAGGCTTTAGCAGATAAAATATCTGTAAGTGTTTCTTTAGCTTGAGCAGATTTACCGGCTACAAGTTGATCAATAAATTGTGTTGTTTCCATAATTTTCTCCGTTATGTTAAGCTCTATTTATGTTACTATACTTTTCAACATCAGCATCAAGTTGAGGTGTTTTTGAATCTTCGGCACCACGTTCAACCGTGTTGTCTTCTGGAGGATATTGGTCAGCTGATACTTGTTCACCACCTTGCATTATTGGACCACCAGTTCCGTCATTTTCTTCTTGTTTAATTTCGTTTTCCATTTGTTCAATGTCTTCTTCATTCATTTGAAGAATATTTTTACGAACCCATTTAGATGAATAATAACGACCAATATATGGGTCAACCGTTTGAAGTAGATTTACTCTTTCACGGAGTAATTCAGCATCACGCATTTCGGTAAAATTATTATCTTTTAAGAAGTCATAGTAAATGGCTTCTTTGAAATCTTCCCATTCTTCTTGTGTGCAAATGCCTTTAAGTACCAATTGAACACGAAGAGCTTGATCGAAGATTTGAGAAAACTTATTTCTTAATCTTTGAACAAATTTAGCAAATTTAACTTCATCTCTTGTTACTTCAGCCACTCTACCTACACCAATCATACCACCTTGTTGCGAGTCTAATCGTGAAATAGGCACATTTAATGACTGTAATAACTTCTGACGAAAATATTTTACATCTTCTAATTCACCAAGGTTTTGACCAGCTGGAAGTGTGGTAATTTCAGTACCTTTACCGCCTTCACGGCGAGGTAACCAAAAATCTTCAAGCATTGACATGTGTTTGCGGTCATCTCTTAATTCACCTGTTTGAGCATCATATACCATTTTGTTACGATATTTGACCATAACATCACGAAGATATTGTTCTGCTTTACCTTTTGGTAAATTACCTACATCAATATAAAATATTCGTCTTTCAGGCGCTCTTGATAAACGGTAAATAACGATAGCATCTTCAATCATTCTTAACTGATTGAGTGGTTTGATAGCTTTATGTAAATATGAAATGACAAAAGTGTTTTTTGCATCCATCAAACCTGAATTTACATTAATAATAGATTCTGGCGCAATTCTTAAACCAGCATTTACATTACTTGTATAAGTTTGTGATGTAGTGCCTTTGTCATTATAAACATAATACTCAGCAATAGAGGAAATAATTTGAGCGCCAGTTTTTGGATCACGCTCTTTTTTAATCTCACGCACTTTACGAATCTTGCGTGGATCGATGTATCTTAATTCTTTAATACCTTCTTTTGGCGATTTTTCATCAACAACTACATGAAAATTAATTCTACCGTCAATGTACCAACGCTTAAAAAGGTCATCAGCCAGATTGCTAAAGTTAAGCATCTTCTGAATATTATTGTATTCTTCGAGTATTTTCTTTTTAATGGTTTCAGGTTGAGTTAGTTTATCTAAAACAATATTAGCTACCTTACCTGTTTCA